CACATCATCGTCTTTATAGACCTTGCAATACAAACCTGAAACGTTTTGTTCACAAATGTCGTCAATTGCTTGTTGGAGAATGAAATCGTTGACATTGTCTGGAAGTTCGTTCGACAAGTTTGCAATTCTTGCGAGAAAGTTGCAAGTGAAGTAACCTTTTGAACAGTCGAAAGCAAACCACTCGTCAAACTGTTTGAAGGGGTTGAAAGGATTGTCGACCGTGGATAGCATTGCGTATTTTGGCATAGTACCCTAACTCCTTTCAACTATTGGTTTATGGCTCTCGAGATGGTGGATGTGGAGACGCCGAAGCGCTGGGCTATCTCTGCTAAAGTGTACCCGTTTGCTTTCAATTGCCTGGCTAGCCGTACCTTTGCCGGGGTCATGCCTTGTTGCGAACGGGGCAAAGCCCTTTCTTTCAGGGCGTCTTGGTCTGCATACCGCAGCACTTGTTTTAGCGTGGTCTTTGAAACAGCTCCAGCCTGTATGGCCTCCCATTCTTTGTCTGTGACTTCGACTTTCGGCTTTGTCCCACCCAAACGTTGGCGAAACTCGATGATCGCTTGTGTTTTAGCCTTAGTACGTTCTTCCTTTGTCATGGATGGGTTATCTTTGGCCATAAGGGATACCGTATGGTTGGCCAGTACCTGGGCCTTTCTTTCGTAGGGCTGGTGTTGTGCCGCTCTATCCACCTTGGCCTTCAAGCTTTCGACTTCGGAAGCGTACTTCTTCTTTGCCTCTTTGTCTTGTTCGGGGTCCCTAGTGGATAGGATCGATTTCCGAGCCGTGTTGGCCAGTGCCTTCATTTCGTTGGCATGATTTGCATATAGCATCTCCATAGCCCATTTGTTTTTCGACACTAGCTGACGGGCATCGGTGGCTATGGCCATCTGTGTGGTCTTTGTGAGACGGGGGTTGCCCTCTTTGGTCGTCTTCCCTGTTTCCTTATAGAGCTTCATTCCCGTCTTAGGATCGATTCCACGTTCGCCAGAGATGGGTTCTCTATGAGGGACGCGCGCTTCGGACTTGGCTCTTGAGATGATGGTCGATGCTCCGCCATACTTGCCGTCGTCTTTCGGCTGGTACAGCCGCTTTAGCTCGTCAATGCCATTGTCTTTCTCAGATTGCTTGTAATCCAGCCGATGCTTTGCGGCGTCGATCACAACCATAGAATGTTTGACTGCTCTGGCTATGTGATCTTCCGGAGCACCGGCAAGGGTCATGTCTGTGATCAGATTGGAGATGATCCCCATTTGAACTTGGGTTCCTTGCGAACCTTTATCAGACATTATCTTCATACCCGGCCGCTCTTTGTACGCGACCTTTGGATCAAAGCCCTCTAAATCTTTCAACGGATTGGTGGACACAATTCGCTTTTTCTTGTTTGGTATAACAAGAACCGTGTCGCCGTCGAAGTCAGCGCCAGACAAACGTTCAGCAACCGTGTGATGTATTCCAACGGCATCTTGAGCCTGTGGGAACAACCGTTTCGCTTCTTTGTTATTGTTGTTCACAATCAATTCTGGGATCTCGAATGTCCCGCCATGAGGATAGCGAACAAGCACCACACGTTCTCCGTTTTCAAAATTGGGAGCGTAGATCTGATTGGTCTTGATCGTGTCCAAGGGAAGAATGACATGCGATCCTTGACGGGGCATGGCGGCTGCCTTAAGGTGTATCGAATCCCTATCGCATGCGTCAGCGAATTGTTCGAGCATGTGCTTCTTCACCACAGGATTCGTAAGTGACTGTATCTCGTCTAATTCTTGACGTCTGATCTCTTGTGTTAACGCCAATTGTTTGGCCGCAAGAGCTTGCGGCTGTTTGGACAAGAATTGGGAAGCGATTGTGTTCTTCCATAACGACCAATCGCCTTCTTTGCGGACAATGTTGATGTAGCCCATTTGCCCGCCTTTTTGAATGGTGGCTCCGAACGGGTTGGCTTCTATGATGTTGCCTTTTTCGTCCGTTTTCATGGGCTTGAATACATCCAGCTTGGAATGTATGTTAGGATCGTTCTTGGATTTGTTCGTGTTGAAGCGAATGTCCACGCCTTTCGGCAGATCATCAGAATATATGGCCATCCCTTTAAGGAAATGCGTTCCATCAACAGCTATTCTGACTTGAGCATAGTTCGCTTGCCCCAACGAAAGGCCTTCAACGCCCCGACGAAGCTCGATGACACCGTCTTTGTGTATTCCGCCATCCTCCAAATATGCAACTTGGATGCGTTTGGAAGAAATACTCTTGACAGGCTTCAAACCTAGAACCGAAGTGCCGTCTGGATCTGCGAAACGGGCGTTGACGATGCCTATGTCATTGCGATGATCGTATAATTCTCGCCAAGTAACTCCTGGTTCGCAAAGAACCTTTAATGTGGTCATCCTATCGACAGCTCCGACTTGGGGCACTTGTATCTTGTGTACTTCGTATCCTTTGTCTTTCAAATATTGAACGGCTGTGTCCAAACGTGTGGACGATATGCCCATACTTTCAGCGACTCCAGAGCCAATGTCGATATATTTCACCCTTTTAACTTCGTCTTTCAAAACATCGACAGTCGATTTCGTGACTTGCTGACGTTCCGCTATGCCCTGGTTCAGCCAACTTCTAACTGTGGATTCGTTCACCCCGAATCGATCGGCGATTTGCTGCTTTGTCAATCCTTTTTCCAGCAATCGAGTAGCTTCTGCGACATGCCCTTGGCGATTCTCGGTCCAAGCCATGGAATATCGGGACTTCAATTCGCGGACGGTCATTCCCATTCCGTCTGCGATCTCTTTATCGGTGAGTCCTTCTTTTCGCATGGCTTTTACGTGTTCGTAAAAATCAGAGGGCCTTTGACCAGGATTTTTCCCCGATCCCCAAGGATATCTTCCAGAATGAGGTATCGCGCCTTCATGAGGCGTTCCACTATGTGCGATGAAACCCATTTCGTCTCCTTTCTGGAAAATAAGCCTAGATCATCGATCGCAAATCGTTAAGATACGCGTCGAACACCACAATGGTGTCCATGATATGAGCGACATCTCTTGATTCCGGCACCAAAGTCTCAATATCGTTGAATTGGTATATGCGTAGCTCCATGTCTATTTCGTCCGGCATGTAACCGTATTCAAGGCAGAATATCGCCGCGTAAACCATCAATTGCGTCATGGATGCCGGAATCGTCCCTGTTTTCAAGTCGTGAATCCGAAGCAGGTTTTTGCGGAAAGATATAGCGTCGGCGGTGCCGAAGCAGTTGTCCGAATAATATAACGGCTGCTCGGCGTTCATCTTGTAGCCAATGGCGTCGTTAACGAATTGATTCAAAGTGTTCTTGTTCTTAGCCAGTTTGACTCCAAGTCGAATGCAGGTTTCCGCGAGAGCGTGGTATTCGATTCCGCGCTCTTTGGCTTGGTTGGATAGATATCGTTCTTTCAATTTGTCTTCGTCGTAATTCACCCAATGATACTGACTAGGACTTAGAAAGGCGTGCTTGCCTATCAAATTCAAGTGCTCGTTGAAGTTCATCGAGTATCTCCTTTTCGTTTTCAGGATATACGAACGCCGCGTAAGACATTTCGTTCATACGTTCGACGTAATAATCCTGATTTGGCCGATGCTTTGCATCAGCACTGCGCTTACACTCGTAGGCAGCCCAATTCGGACCGTTGAGGATGATCCAATCCGGAATGCCCTGTATGTACCGCGCGTCGTTCTTCAAAATTATGCTATTGGGAAATTCTTTCTGCAGCTCCAACCGGAACTTCGTCTGAAAAACGCTCTCTTTTGGCATAAAACCCCTCGTCAAACGACAAAAATAAATAAAAAGAGGAGGCGCATCATAGTAGATACTCCTCCCCTCTCCTATTAAGCGCCGTTATTATTCTGCGAGAGCAGCTGCGTGTTCAAGGCTCTTGATAAAGTTGTTCGCGTTGAACGTTTTCTTCTTTCTAACCGCCGCGCGAATGGCTTTGTCTATCGAAGCGTCTGAAAAAAGATGATAATAGAACAAATCCGTGTACTTTGTGTTTACGCGATCGATCCTTCCCGACGCCTGTTCCATAACCTTGCCGGAATAATTCTGGGAGAAGAATATGATGGTGTCCGTTTCGACGCAATTCCACCCTTCGCAACCTGACGTGTACTGAACAAGGTACGCCCATGAATCGCCTGTTGGAATATCCTCGTGCTTATGGCCGTTGTATTGGGCATACGGATACTCCGTGAGCGTTAGAAAACGTTCCAACTCTTCCAACTCGTAATCGAAATTGTAAAAAATAATGGCGCGTGGATGATTCGCGAGGATGTTCTTGACGGCCATTAGCCGTCTAAGATCGGAATTGACCACCTTTCGAAGGACATAACAAAGAACGGAGCCGTTTCGAGCCGGCTCGTTTTTGTAAATATCCCAAAGATTATCTTTTGCGTTCTCATACATTTCCTCGTCGTATCCGACTTTGACCCATTCATCATGTCTGGTGGCTGTCTTGACGACGTCCATCACGACGACTATCCGACGGCGGTTCAACTCCAATCGTCTAGTGTTCACATATCCTTTGATACTCGGATAATCCTTGAATGCGCCGTACACGACGTGTTGGGTGCGAAAATCCGTTATGTTCCTGTAGAACCCATTCGCTACGAACACCGGGCCGTAATCAACCCAGGCGTCGCCTGGGGTGGCTGTGAGCAATATCCACCGATTCTGTTTCGTTATCTTCCAAAACGACTTTGTCCATGCGCCTGTTCCAACAAGACGCTGCTCGTCGAATATGAAGAACGCCCCTGACACCATCACGTACTTTTTTATGTTGTTCCAACTATCGACCACGACTTTTATCTCGCCATCACCGCGAGATAAAAGGAACTTGGCCAATTCCAGATCCCATTCCTGGCTATCTCTTTTCTTAGCCGTGGTGATTATGTACAGATCCGTTGGAGTGGCCATCGGCTTGGCGTTTCCAGAACCGGTTCTCGGAATCTTCCCGCCGCATATTTTCTCGTAGAAAAAGGCAAGGGACGTCACCGATTTGCCCGTTCCGACTCCACCCACGAGGATGGAGCCGGATTTGAGCTGATTGACGGCCTTTTTCTGCTCTTCGTACAAATTGACCGCCATGTTCGAGACCTCGTTAGTCGAACGGGACATCGTCGAACTCTTCGCCGCGGTCTCCCCCACGGTCTCCGAACTCGGCTTCGTATTCCATCTCGAAGGGGTCTGGCAGAAAATACACCATCAAATTTTGGCAATAAGCCTTTATCCCCTTGGCGACCTTCGTGTCGTAATAACTCGGATTGATGGCGATGTTCACTTTGGTGATCTCCTCTGAAGACAACGTGTCGAGCATGGCGATAGTCTCGTCGTCGAGCATGGTGCGCTTCCCCGTGTCGGCGTTGATGAGCCACACCCTTGGCGGGTAATATGAATCGAAGTTGATCCTCACCGGCAGATAATACACTGGCTCGTCCCCATCTTCGCGTGGCTTCGTCTGCTTGACGTTCCAGCCTTTCGCCTTCAGCTCTTCTGCGATGTCGTCTGGAAGGACGACGTTGAATTCTTTGTTTCCATTCTGATTGTACTCCGACGGCTTCCCGCTGAAGTTGGTGCGGAATATGAACCGCGTGTCTCGAATCGTCACTTTCTCGTCTCTGCGAGCCATGTTATTTCTCCTTTCGATTCTTTTCGGAATAGTGGGCGCCGGTTAGGATATTCTCGGCCAGCGCCTTCACCTCCTCTTTGTTCTTCTCGGGAAGCTTTCCCGTAGCGATGTATTCGTATGCTTGCCCCTCGAGATCCTGTGGAATATCCGGTTTGGACGCGTTCTTATCGGACAAATGCTTCGAAATCTCCGTATTCCGAGATGGTTTCAACGGCTCTGCGAGCCAATTCCTCGTAATATCTGGTGTCGATGTCTCCTTGCTTGTCGAGGTTTTCGACTGCTTCCGATTCAAGCCAGCGATACCCCGACGTCCCTGTGACCGCGTAGTATTTGCCTTCTTTCTCACGATAGAGTACTCCTCCTCCCCTTCCAGGCAATATGGGGCAGAACCGACCGGCCCTGCCGACGAATATGTAATTGTGCTCGGACGGGTCGTTCTCGTTCATGTCCAAATACATGGACGAAGTCCCGGTAACAGCCCTTGTCTCGCAGAAATCCGAGAACTCGAGATCCTCATGCGAGAACAGCGTCTTGAAGACGTATGGGACGGCGAACTGCGCGCCGGTTGCATGCCATTCCCCCGCTTCGTCTTTGCAGATATAGACTGCGTCATTCACGAGGCACAGCTTGGAATATGTCGCCTCATGCTCGAACGTGTAGCCATATTGCTTCCCGAAGTCGATCACGAATTCGATGTCTTCCTTTGTTGCGCCAGGTATCTTAACCGAGTCGGTCTTGATATGGGCGACGGTCAACCCTCTTTCCTGAAGTGCGTGTTTCAAGTCTACCATGAACAGCGCTCCGCGCTTCGCCACGATGTTGTCGACGTTCCTCGGATCCTTGAACTCGCAGTCGAATTTCGCCGCTGTGAGCCCATACACCGAGTTGATGATTATCTTCAGCGCGTACGCCAGGTCGTCGGATTTCTCGACGTCCTTCAAATATGGCTTCAGCTTCCCGCCGAGCATCTTCCCAGCCGCTTCGAAGTCTTTGTGCTTGATCGCGATGCGGGCGTCCATCAGCTCCTTGAACGTCTGCGTGTACTCGTCGCCGAACAAATTCAGCTGGATAAGGCTGTTGGGGTGCATGGACGCGACGTCCAGGAGGACGACGTCCTCGTACATCCCGGGCTCGGCGTAGACGTACCCGCCCTCGCCCACTTCCTCTCCGCAATACGTACTTTTCCCCGCTTCGTAAGAATATCCGGGGAATATTTCGGAGAGATCCGTGTAGACGAATTGCGATTGCGGGTTTTTGTCCTTGCCAAATATGATGCGTGTTGCGTGCTGACGGGTCGTGTCGTTGATTCTAAGGCCCGATAAGTCAGCAAGTAGGCATCGAGCCGCAAAATCCTCAGAACGGGCCTTAAAAACGCTCTCAGTGGCCACAACGTCGTTCACGCAGTACTCGGCAACCTTCTGCCAAAGCTCCTCTGGAACCGGTTCGTCCCACGGCAGGCCAAGCTCCTGATGGTGGATGCCCAGCTCGATCTCCCACTTCTTGAGGCTTTGCTTCTTCGACGAAAAATCGAAAACATCCGCGTAGGATATCCCGTAAGCCTCGCGAAATGACGCGGATATCCCGCCGGATATTATCTTCTGCGACAGCGTGTACAGCTGAAGGTTGTCGTACCCTATCAACCGCCCGTAGAGGATATGATTGTCGTACCTCCGGTTGTTGAATCCCACGAGCCTGTACTTGCACAGCGCCTCGATATCCGTCGGCGTCGGGTTGATCATCTGCACAGGGTCGGAATCCCCCTCGCGTTTCCACACCACGACGAACAGGTTCGGGAACACCTCGACGTCGTAGAATATGATCTCGTTGTCTCCCCACGCGACTTCCTCCGATGGTTCGTCGCTGTGAAACGGCATCTTGCTGACGAGCTTCATGCAATACAGCGCGTGGTGCGTGCTGTTGTTGGCGAATGCCATTATCTTGCTGTGCATGTCGCTCACATCATAGTGCATCCCCGAAGAATATGCGTCGCACAGTATCTTGTGGATGAACTCCACGCTCGGCTTGGTGCCAGGGTGTATCTCCTTCCTCAAGTTCTTCTCGATCAGCGTCCTCAGCGCCTTCTCGTTCTTCAGCCCCTCGAAATCCACCTTCTTTCCTCCTTTCTTCAAAGGCAGCCCGGAGGATATGACGGCGACATCCGAATCGGTGCACCGCGTGAGCTTCCGCCTCAGAGACGAATCCCCGACCTGCCTCTTGATCTCCACCCCCTCGGAATATGACGGGGCGAGCTTCGACGCGTCCCCGTCGTAGATGTAATGCAGGTGCACCCCGCACCCGCTCTTGCTCAACTCGGCATACGTCGTGGGCCACTTCGCCGCGGCCTTAAGGTTCCGGTCGAGGCTCTTGTCCCCGTTCTCGTCCTTCAAGTCGAAGTCGATGACGATGTGATTCTCCGGAAGCTTCACGTAATGCAGGAGCGATGTGTCAATATCCGACAGCTTCGTCTTCACAGACGACCACTTGAGCGCGGGTATCCCCTCTTCCGTGGCGAGCTGGGCAGGCATGTCCGCGAGCATCTCGTCGAGTTTCGACTTCCGCTGCTGCATGTCGAACGAGAAGGAGCCGGACTCCGTTCCCGGTTGCGACACTCCTCCAAGGCTCTTTCCAGCGTCTCCAGCGAACTTGTCGCTGAGGAAGCCGCGGTAGATATTCCGCACAGAGGTCCGGTCAGCGAGCGTAGTGCGCTCTCTAAACTCTTTGAAATATGGCTTGAGCTCCTCTTTGACCGTGCGTTTCGACATCGGGTATTTGACCGCCGCCTCGTCGACCCACCGTTTGTAGAGCAGCCACGCCTGGTTAAGGGTCGTCCCATCTTCCTGGGCGAAAACGTCGAAGTGGTCTTCCACGAAATTGTAGAAGTCATTCGTGGCTCCCATCATCTCGTAGGGCCGATACGCGTTGTACGCGTCCATCCCGCCCATGTCCAAATATACCTTCAGGCAATGCGACGCTATGGCGCCGAGCTCGAAAGATATCTGCGCCATGAGGACTTGGTACCTGTCGAACGGTATCGTCTCGCCGGAAGGACGCACGTCTATGAGGCGCCTCGTTATGCCGGAACGGCTGTCCGTTATCTTGACGGGCTTGTTGGTGCCCATGAACAGGAACGTGTGGAAACGCGACGAATATCGCGTCTTGCGCTTCTCGTTGACCACCATCTCCTCGTGCGACACGATGGAGTTCAGCTTGGTGTTGTCCTCTATCCTCGACAAGTCGCCATCATGCTGGATGGACACCAGCGGGTTGTCCCTGAACATCTCCAAGGCGAAGTTGTCCCCGGAACTCGCCAGGGAACGCGCGTCGAACACGTTGTAATATCCGTCGAAGAGCCTCTGAATGATGTTGAGCATCGTCGATTTTCCGGAACCCGCCGACCCATAGAGTACGATGAACTTCTGGATCTTCTTGCTGTCTCCGGATATGACTGAACCTATGGCCCATTCTATCTTCTGACGCTCGATGGGCTCGTACAACGTCGACACCAGCTCCTCGTAGGCGTCCATCTTACCCGGCTTCAGGGCATACGGAAGCCTCTTGCTCGCGTAGTCGGACTTGGCAACCGTGTCGTTGAGGAAGACCACGTTCGAATCCAGCTCGTGGAAGTTGTCCGGGACCGCCCGACAATATCGGAGGAACTCATCCCATTTCTGGGACGAGTACGTGTTGAGGGCGCGGACGTTCACCGTCACATCGTCCGGGTACTCGTCCCTCTTCTCGTAGAGCATCCGGTCGACGATGGAGACGACCCTCCCTGCATCCTTCGTCCAGAACCCGGCTTCCTCGTCCCAAAGCGCGTAGAACGACCCGCCGCGCACCATGAGGTCCTCCGAGGGCCCCACGATGAACTCGGGGTAGACGGATATCGAGTTTTCTCCGTCGACACGCTTTGAAACCTTCGTGGAGGTGCGAATCCGTACGAAATCTAGCATTGCATCTTGCCACCTCCTCTTTTTTCACTCGTTTTTCCACATTCACCTGGGAAAACACCCGTTTCCGAGCGTCTTGATGTCAAAATGTCACTTTTTCTGGGTCAGTTTACCCATATATTATATATATTATATATTTTTATATTGTAGTAATATAATAATAAAAAAGTAATAAAAGACATCTTCCCAGGTCAATCCAAAAATCCGATGACATCTGATTGTCATCATCAAACAGGGGCTTCCGACATCACAATTTGCCGATAGCCCCTGGCCAAAAGGCCTAAAATCTTGATGTCGTTTTGTGATGTCGTTTTTTGCCGCTTTTTCAGGAGAAAATGACATCACGTCCTGACCAGGCCTTTTCGTTTTCCTCACCTCAGCGAGAGCTTCTCGAGGACGTAGGAGTTCATCTGGCTCCAGAGCTCCTCCGAACGCTGGTCCCCATCGGGCCTCAGGAGGGGGAACAGCCCTCCGGATCCGTCCCACGCGTACCGCCGGTTCAATATCCGGTCCACGGCGTCCTCGTACGCGTCGATGCTCTTGTACGGGTGCCGTTCCACCTCCATGTCGTCCAGTTTCCAGAGTCCGCAGTTCTCCAACATCTCCCGCATCCAGACGTCGCTCCCGGTTTCCCCGTCCGGGTCGTACAGGAACGACTCCTCCATCGCGAACGCGAGCGACGCGAGCACCTCCGCGAGCGAGCACGGGTAGTCCCGCCAGTCGTCCGGGAGGTACTCGCCGGTCTCGTACGAATATCTGTCCCGCATGTAGATGCCGTTGGTGGCCCGGTTGCCGTCCCGTTCGACGGTCCAGGTGAACTCGGTCTCGTATAGCTGGTGGAACAGCCACGTGTGGGTCCTCATCCCGAGCTCGTTGACCAGCCACTTGGAATATCCGCGGGCCACTTTCTCGTAGGTGCTTGGCGAATCGCCCATCGGTCACCTCCGTTCGCTCACCTCCTGCGGCGGACGGGCTTCTTCGGCATGTCAGGCTCCTCGGAATATCCTTCCTCGGAGATGATCACCTCCGCTTCCGCCGCTTGCAGGCTCTCGTATTCCTCCAGGTAGTTCCCGTGGGACACGACGATTTCCAAACCGGTCTCGCCGTCCCCGCACAGCACGAACAACCCGCTCACGGACCCTGATTTCAGCTCCTCGAGCGCTTCACCGCCGATGCCCCCGTGAATATCCGCCGGGTTCAGCTCGTCCAGCCTCTCGTCCTCGCCCGCCAGGATCTCGTCCTCTGCGAACCAGCACGCGACGCGCTGGTTTCCTGGCTCCAGGCCCATGTACTCTTCCTGGGATATGACGCACGGGGCGACTCTGGCCTCGACGAGCAGCTCCTCTACCGAGTCAGCCTCAGCTGGCTTGAAAGGCGGTAGCCCAGACTCCTCGTCCGACGTGGCGATGTACGAGAAAATATCCGGCTTGTGAGCCAGCTCGCTGTCCCCAAGAGACTCCTCGTCGTCTTCGCGCGTCTCCCAAGGGCCGGGAATATACTCGTAATCGTCTTCCTTTTCCCAAGGCCAACGTTTGTTCCTGATCCTGTCGACGACCAGGTAGGCGCCGGCTCCGAGCAGAGCTCCTCCGACGGTTCCGAGAGTCGCCACTTTCCAGTTCTCCATCATAACCCCTTTCCGTTCGTGTGATACGGCGTCGACTCGACGTAGATGCCGCGCCGTTCCCTCTTCTTGAGCCAGCCCCGCAGGGCGTCGATCACGTCGCTTGTGATAACCGCCACGATTCCGGAGACGATGCAGCACAAGACGATATGGCCGTTCATGTCAGGCTCCTTTCGCGTAGAACATGTAATCGAACACGTCGGCGTAATATCCGTTTTCGATGTCGCGCCGATCGAGTCCGAAACCAGTCATTCAGATGAGGTCCCACATGACCCCGTCGACGTTGAAGTCCAGCACGAAGCAGGTCTCCTTGCCGTTGTAGTCGATGTAGTTGCGAGCGTCGGCATTGCGCGCCTCGTACAGGCCGAAGTCGACGAAACCGTCCCCATCACCGTCTTTGATCCAGCCGACGAGCTGCCCTTCCGGGATCTCCTCGAAGCCGAGCGCGTCGTACACCTCGTTCAGGAACAGATATCCCTTCCGGTTCAGCTTCTCGTTGCACGCGTTCTGCATGCGGACCAGGAAGTCGAAGTTGTATTCCTGCGACTTGGTGTGCATGTTCGAGTTGAACCCGTCGAAATAACGGGCATAGAGGGAATATCCGTTCCCATCAGGATGCACCGCTTCGCAGACCTCCGTGACCTCCTTTTCCTTGCCGTTCTTGAGCGTCTTCGTGTACGAGACCTCCTCGTCCCGGATGCCGAGGCGGTACTTCTTGTCGACTTCCTCGCCATAGTCCTCGATGACGCGGCTGCGGTACTCGCCGTACATCGCCTCGAGCGTCGCGTACGCCGCTCCGACCGCCGCGAGGCGGGAGCGCAGCCTGCTGTGGCTCCACACGACCATGGCGACGCCCCCGCCTATCATCAACGCGGACGGGGCGTAGTCGAGGGCGACCTTCCCGGCCATCTTGGAATATGCCTTGACCTTCTCCTCGGTCGTAGCTTTGACGAATATCCGGTTGAGCTCGGCGTCCTTCTCCTCGACGCGCTCCGGGAGCTTCTTCCACGTGGTCACGCACGCCAGCACCGTGCCGCCGACCATCGCGGCCACGCCGCAGCCAAGCGCGATTTCCGGCGCGTGCTTCGACGTCTTCATGATGATCGGAGCGGTCACGTCCGCCACCTTCCCAAGAGCCTTGCTCACGATCTCGATTTTCATTGCCTTTCTCCTTTCGCTTCAGGCTGGTACTCATTCACTTCCTTTGTGATGAATTCGACCGTTCCTTCGGTTCCTTCCCTGACGTGTTGTTCCAAAACTTCCCTCGCCTTCGCGTTCCTAACGTCGACGTAGGTTCTCAAATACCACTCGACGGCCATGTCGCAAATATCCTTGTACGTGTGCAAGCCGTCTTTTTCGTGCACCATCAGCAGTTCGTCCAACACGGGTTTAGCCTCGTCTGGAATATCCACCGATACTTTCATGCGCGCTCCTTTCTCAATGCACGATCCCTCCGAACGAGCGCCGTTGCCTGACGACACCCGGTTCGACTTCCTTTTTCTCCATGACCGGCAGGTCAGCCCCGCCCGTGACGAATTTGTACACTTCGACGTTGCAATCCGGGCACAAATCGATGCGCGCCCATTTCAATCCGTTCGACGTCCTAATGTACACGTCCGCCACCTGCTCCGATTTAAAATATGATTCGACGTGCTTTCCGCACCTGCTACAGATCATCTTCGAGTCCTTACTGCTCGTGGTCCAGTCAATCGATGGGCTCGGGCTTAGGCAAATCGATGATCCACCCGTCTCGGGATCGGACCACCTCGACGTCCCTCAGCTCGCCCCAACCGTACTTGTTATCCGTGTACTGCGCTTCCTCGCCGGCGAGCTCGTAGAAGTCCGCAACCGACACCATGCCGTAGTCCATGGTGATGTCGATCATGCACTCGAGCACGTTCTCGGCGGAGTACCGGTCCTCGAACAATATGTCGTCGAACGAATGGAGCGCCCTGCGGTTCCCCCGCCTGCGCCTGTAATCGTCCTTGCGCCTGTTGCGATCGTAGTAGTCGGAATATGACGCCCTGCTCCTGGAGCCCTCGCGCTTGACGTTCCTCGGAGCGTACGCGCCGCCGAAGAGCACCGCGTCGATGCCCTTCTTCACAAGGTCCGCGATGGTGTCCTTGACCGCTGGGATGAGGACGTCCCACAGCAAATACGATTTTACCTCGGACATGTCCTCCCCGATGATGGCCTCTCCGACTTTCTTCGCCGCCGGCTTCTTCTTGCGCTTGACATTGCCCTTGACGACTTTCTCGACGTGCTTCTTCTCAGGTTTCTCCTGAATATCCGAACCTTTCTCCCGCGGCGTTTCCGCGTAAGACGGCTTCGGCGTCTGCTGGGTCTCGGCCATTATTTGACCTCCTCGAACGTGACCTCGTCGGTTGTCGGATCATATGTCATCTTGTGCCCCATGTTGAGGTGCTCCTTGATCTCCTCTTGTGAGACGGGCTTGACCTCTTTCGGCTCATCCGGCCCGAATATGATGTCCAGGATGAGGTCGACAAGCAAGCCGAAGTCATCGGACGTCTTCTCGAAGACGATGCTCGAGACGGCGACACCGATGCCGTACCGCCCAAGCTTGTCCTTGATCTTCCCGGAGAACTTCTCGGGCTCGGGGACGATGCCCTTGAGCGCCCGTCCGATGAGCGATGACGAGCACATCCCGATGAACACCGGAACGCCCTTGGTCGCGACTTGCCTCACGGTTTCCTTCTTGATCTCCATTGCGGTCTCCTTTCCAAAAGACTCCCTCGCGAAAAAATAAAAAAGAGCCGCCGCGATCGCGACGACTCCCGGAGCGCCGACTCACCTGTTCTTGGCTTTGTCGACGAAGTACCACGCTGCTCCGATAACGCCTCCGATGAGCAGCACCGGCCAGAGCATCATCGCGAAGCTACCCAGCATGGTCAGGGTGAAACCCCCGACCACGAAAATCAGGTAGAACGCGATCCAGCCAGTGACCGCTCCTAAAACGTACCAGAGCACCTTATCCTTCGTTTGCATTTCCTGCCTCCTTTCGGCTTCGGCATCTCCTATTAAGAGGCGTTAAATATCCGCGGTCACTCGATCCCGATCCGTTTCGCCTCCAATTTCTCCCGATGCTCTTTCATGCATTTCGGGCAGAAATAAGCCTCGCCCCTGGACCCGATGACATGGTAGATCTTGTCTTCGGGCTTCATGAGTTTCAGGCACTCGTCGCACAGGTAGAGGTCCTTCATTTCCCATCTCCCATCTGCGAGTCCAACTTGTTGCACGGGGTCTCGCTCACATACGTCGGGACGCGCCTCAGGACCGAGACGCACGCCGGGCACACGTCGAATTCGTCCCATTCGGTGCATTGCATGAGCAGCACGCCCCAGCCCGGATCATCCGGGTCCAAGTGCGTTCTCCCGCAGATATCGCATTTGCGCACATCGCTCATGAGTCCCACCTCTCCCATTCTGATTCGAAAACGGACAGTTTCGTGTACGCGAATCGGAACGACGGCTTCCCGGGAATATGAACCTCGGCCTCTATCGCCTTCACGCGTCTCCTGACGGTGACATCGTACACCTTTCCGGGGATCACGGCAGCTCCGCTAAAGCCCATGACACGCTCGCCAAGATACACGAATTTCTCCTTCTTGCACAATATCCGCGACGCTTCGCTGTGAGCGGACCGATAGTACCTAAGAGGCACGTTCTCGATAAACTTCACGCAAGCTGGACAAATATCGAAGTCGATCCCCGGCGCTTGCAAACGTCCCCATCCGTCTGAGGATTCGAAAACATCGGATCCGCATAAATCGCACTTACACATCGAAATCTCCATTCAGCTTGAAGCCGTTGTTGTCGAAATCGTCGAACAAGGTGACGGTCATGCCGACGCTTTTCGCCGCATGCAATTCCGCGGATGCCCCGACGCTGTCCTGGTATCCCTCGATCATCAGGATATCCGTGTACCACGGGTTGCCGTCCTCATCCGACTTGAGCAACTCAAGCAAACTCAACCGAACGGCCTCGGAATGTGGCAGGTCCTTCATCACGTCGACGAAATCGTACGGATTGTAGATGTCCTCCTTGAGAATATACGGATTGGTGATTCGAAGCGCCCGTTCCGTGGCCACGAAGGTCGGGCCGTTGTAATACTGCACACCGGTCATAGGACCGGATATGTACACATGCCGTTTCTTCTTCATCTCATCGCCTCCCGTCGAACACGCGCCTATCGACGATGCCGACGTTGTAGTTCAAGACCAGGCATGGGCGGTCGTCATTGCTCAGCATTGACGTGAAGTAAACGTCAAGCCTATCTTTAGAGATATCCCACCCTAGCGCATCGCATACGAAACCGTTGGAATCCAGTCCGAGTTCGTAATAGAAATCGGACAGGCGGACGATCGACTCGTCGATGAGCTGCTTGTTGATCGCCCCCTCGGCGGCTTTGAGCAGTTCTGGAGACGACCTGAAGTACCGCCCGGTCACTCGGTCGTAGCACAGGCACAAGCCGTCCTCGTCCGGAGAATATGAGTAATCGTCGTCGAACGGGCACTCGTCCTTCGCCAGCTTGTCGGACACGGCTTGCATGAGCTCGGACGCCCCTTCATCGCCGAGCTTCTCGAGCGCCTTCTCCTGATACGTCGTCAGCGTCTTCTCCGCCAGGGAATACGCCGTGGCGAGCGTCGCCGCGCGTTTGGATTGGATGTTGTGCGCCGCCAGCACGAAACTGACGGAGGCCACTCCGGATATGACAGGGGGCAACACCGCCGGGGCGAGCTCGTACAGCTCTTCACGCCATAGGTCGATGCGCTCCTCCTTCGTCTTGGCCTTGTGCGCTCTCAATTCGACGTACCCATGATGCGCCGCTGCGACTTTCGGCGCTGCCTTGGCGGTCAACGCGATCGTCGTGACGAACCCGCCGATGCCAAGCCCCGTGAATATCTCCGGCGACTTCTTCAAGAAAAACCCTTTCGCCACCGCGAGGCCCTTCCTGACCGTTTCCATGTTCATTTCCAACACTCCTTTCTACCAGATTCCCATAACTGCCTTCACGCAGAATATGACGATCGCGATGAGGATGACGAACCCGAGCGACACGATGACGCTCGTTCGGTTGCGCCTTTCTTCGATCTCCGCCATATCCCTGCGCAGCCTCCCTATCAATTGGATGTTACAGAGGTGGTGATGCCTGTCACGGGCATCTACGCTTTTCTGAAACAGATCCACCTCCATTTTCTGCTCCATCTCCATCATGTAGAGCATGTCCCTCGTCAACCATCTCGACATTTTTCCTTTCGCTCCTTTCGCTTGAATATGACACGGGCGACACATCGATGACGTCGTCCGGACGCCAACCGATTCCCTCGCGCCCCATTGTCACCCTGAACGTGTACCTCACCACATCACCCTCTTGATCTGGCGTTTTCCAACGGACACCTCTCGGATGAACCCATGCGGCTTGAACGTGATGAAGTCCACGTCGGTGTCGAATATCCGTCGAACCTCGTCGTACGTCTCCTGACTCACGAGGTACACCCTCGCATCATCCTCGCCGACGTAGCTCACTTTGAATTCGACGAGAGCTTTCTCCACGTCATCACCTCCAAGTCGTGTGGACGTCCACCGTGCCGGACTCACAGCCGGAGTCCATGACGATGGCCATGCCTTGGCTGATCTCTATCTCCGTCCCCTCGGCGTAATCGGAGCTCGCGACCACGTAATGGCCGTCATCGGTGCGCCAGAACCCCTCGTCGTCAACATGCAGCTGGTCGTCGTAGACGGCCGAGGACGCGTAAAACGTCTCGTGATGGCCGTTGAATTCGTAGGTTCCATCGAAGCTGTTGAGCCCGTCCGGGTTGCCCTGGGTCCCACCGGAATATGACGGCTCGGAATAATAGTACTGACTTGCCCAGTATTCCGCCGCTGCTACCTCCTCGGCGAGACGCTGCTCCTCCTCGATGCGCGCTTGCTCTTCGCGCATAGCAGCCAACTGCTCGGTGGTCTGCGCAGCGTGTTGCTTTTGTTTCTCGTGCTCGTACACGTCGATCAGGTTTCGCCCCGCACGGTCTATCGGCGTGCTGGCAAACGTCGTGTCTTCCTTGGAGTATGGCTCGTCTGCGTGCGCGTTGTTGATGATGGCCGCCATGAGCGTCATAAGCAGGAACGCCACGAGCAGCATGATGCCGACCGCGATCCCGTCCCTCGCCAGGTTCGCCTCGGACTCCTCGTGCCATTTCTCTCCGATTGTCTTCTGCATTTCCATTCCTTTCGTTTCGGTTGAAAAAATAAAAAGGCCGGGAACACACGGCCCGCCCCTCGGCGACAGCATGTGCTGCGCACTTGGGCAGGCGCGAATGCACCAGCCTTTTGGAGTTTACGCCTCTTCTTCAAGAGGGCCGAACTCCGCTTCGAAGTGACCCTTGAGTTCCGGGTCGGCCTTGATATCATCGATGGTCAAGCCATTCTCCTGCATGTAGGCGTTAGCCTCGCGCTGAGCCAGCAGACGCCAGCCAATAGCCCCAACGGCCACCGCACCTGCGATGCCCGCCGCAGCAATCTTAGCCTGCTTCGGCACAGCGGCGATCTTATCGCCAACCTTGCGGAAGAATCCTCGACGCTCGACGACCTCTACGGTCTCCTCGTCCTCAGTGATGATCTTCTCAACGTTTTCAGCCATGATAACTCCTTTCGTTTATGGCTGTTACTCCTATATAGAAGCGTTCTTTTTTCGCGGTTTCGTGATGAGCCTCATCTGATAAGGTGGCTCGACATCGGGATAGAACTCGACGCGCAGTTCGTATTTCCTTCCAGAATATACTCGGTAATGCCGTCCGTTGTACATCTGGACGTCTTGCGTCTTGCGCATCCGGTCCTGTGCCACCACATCGTATTCATAAACTAAGATATCATCCATCAAACCCTCCCGAGATTTCTCATGCGCATCTCGCGCACTTCCTCCACTGAAATATCCGCCCACCGTTTGGCGATGGGATAGTCCATCCATTTCTTCTTCCCGGCGAAGTGGCGTATGAACGCCTGCGCCGGATCGTGCAACTTCACGAACGGAAGACACGAGTTGTATGTGGGCGGCACCTCCAATATCCATCCCTGGCACAGGAAGGACATCGCGTCCTGCTCCAGCCAGGTGAACTTGCGCCTGTTGAGCGCCTCGATAACCTCGACCGCCTTGCCGCGTTTACGGAGCAGATCGAGGTTGTACAGGCACACCCCAATATTGTAGTATTTGAGGGAAGCGGCTCCGGGCTTGCATCGTTCCGGTTCGAGCGCCGCGGCGAAGTAATATCCGCCGTCTGCGTCCAGGTCCGCGTTCCAGATCTCACGGCAGTCCCTCAGAGCGAACGTGTCGCAATCCAACGCCAATATCCGCTTGTAATAGGGGAACTCGAACGCGAGTGCCGCCCGGATCATGGCCATGTACGTGAACTTGCTGTCCATGTTCGGCCCGTCCGGCGGGAAATATCGCTGCCCGCTCACGTTCTTGACGAACACCGGCAGGTCCTTGTAATCGTACGGGAACTCGTCATCCTCTATGAGCAAATGCGCCTCGTCAACCAATCCGGCTCCGAGCATGCTCTTGACCGCGGCCCACATCGCCGGATACAGGTTCTTGGTGCCGGTGTACGCCACCGCCATCGGCTCTTTCATTCAAACCTCCTATTCGAACGAAGGCAGGTCCCCGGAATACCCCTTTATGGGATTCTCGGACCGCTCGTTCAGCTTCTCGATGCCCTTTCGAAGGTAGTCCTCCCATTCGGGCTTTCTGCACGTGTACTTGACCCACATCGCGTCCCGCACGACGTCGGGTTGGGTGACCCATTCGAAATCCGGCTTGTCGTCAGTGTGCCCGCGTATGTCTCCGACGTCCCTGAAATTAGAAAGTGGGGCGATGATATCCCCGAACTCGCTCCAATGCTCGATGGGCACCCAGAGGAGCATCTCGCTCTGCGGGGGACTGTCGTCTCCCTTTTTGCGATTGAGCAAGAATATGACGCCGATGACGACTGCTATGACAACCGCAATCGAAACCACCGCGAAAACCACATTTGGCTCCATAAAAACCTCCATTTCCACGACTAATATGACCTTGAGACCCAAAACAGGGCCTTAAAACGGCTCTCATTCGTTTTGAGCTTCTGACCTGCTAACATTTTATGCTTTTCCAGCCAATCGAGGAAATCTTTGCTGCATTTTCGGTTGTCGGTCATCGCTTCGCCCTTCTCGCGTAGTATCGGTACTTCACCTGCATCAGCTCTTTCGCATACTGCATGTCTACTTGGCATTTCGCGCCAGGAACCGCCTTCGGGCAGTCGGACGAACCCCAGTCGGGACATTCGCCCACGTTGAAGTCGGTGCCCATGTCGCACGGATGCTTCTCAGTCGCGCTAGTCATCGCGCACCTCCAATCCCTCAAGCAGCGCAATCAGCGCGTCAGCGTCGTACTCGTGCTTTTCGCCGTCCACGTCGATGACCACGCGTTTAATGTTCCCGAACGCCTTGCTGACCGATTCGCGCACACGATGCTCGCCGCGCGTCATGTAAATGAAGAGCGTGTTCGGCTCTGGCAGCTTGTCCAGATTCGATTTTAGCACGCGGCCTGTAACCGTCCCGCTGAAGTCTGCGCAATCCTTCGCGCTAATAATTGCCCACTTTTCTTTTATCGCGTCGCGCGTCGTTGAAATGTCCATGTCGCTGCTCTCCTTCACTCTCGCGCCGCAGTTTGGGCAATAGTTCGGCACACCGTACCCACCTATTCCGCACTCGCTGCATTTGAAGTAACCGTGATTTGCCAATGCGTCTACGTTTTCGCACGTCCCGCTCCCCAGCTCGGCGTTCAGCTCGTCGGCGATTGCCTGCCAGCGTGCAGACGGCACCCAAACATCGAAGTCGAAACGTTTTTCGATTGCCTCCCGCACCTGCTCGGCTGTCAGCGTGCCGTGTTCGGCATCGCGTAGCTTCACGCCCTCTTCGGTCAGCTCGATGCACCAGAACTTGCGCAGGCCGTCCCACGATGCGCTGATGTGCCAATCGTTCTCGAGGCAGCGCAAAAGCTCGTCGTATGGCGACTCGCTCTCCAGCTCGGCGCGGGTGTTCCAGACTTCAATTACTTGCTCCGCTGTCTGGTGCCTATCAGGCATCGAACATCCGCATTTCACGCAAGCCACATACGGCTTAATCGTGTATCGTTCGATTTCCGCTTCGCCTCCGCAGAACGGGCAGCTCAACAAGGTCGTTTCATCGCTCATCGGTCCACCGCCTTCTCTGCATTGAACGCATCGCGAGGATTTGTCCACTTGCGTTTGCGTTGCGCCTTGATTGCGCAGAAACGGCATACGAACAACTCCTGCTTTTTGCCGTCCTTCCAAACGTCGGCTGTCTGGAAGTTGCTCACATGTAGTTCATCGCCGCAAATCGGGCAAACGTTGGCTGCATCGATCATGCTCATTCGCCGCCCTCCTTCCACTCGCTCCCCAGCGTCGCGGCGAACGTGAGCAAATCTGCCACCTTCTCAACGTCGCTGGCGTAGCAGGCCAGCAATTCATGCAGCGTCATGGACGATGCCCCGACGTCGCGCATCTCGTTGGCTATACCACGAAGACGCTCGGCAAGTCGGGCTGCTGACGTCCCGCTACCCAGCGTCGCGGCCACGGCCTGTTCGTGCTCTGCCTGTATCTCGTCGCAAATCGCGTGCAGCTCGGTCTCTGGTATCTCGATTGTCCCTCGCCAATAGCGGAGCCTGCCAGCCATCTTGAGCTTTGACAGCGATTGCAACTCGGTCGTTCGGCTCTCAGTCGCGCTAGTCATCGCGCACCTCACTTTCAAGCCATTCGAGCAATTCTGGTTCGTAGACGTTGCTACCGATGATTTCCGAGAGCGGGCATTCCCAGCACGGGAAATTGTCATCGCATTTGGCGCAGGCGTTCGCAAGCGTCCATGCTGCTTTTTCAGGCGTGCCGAACAGCTTCTCGTAGTTAGTCATCGCGCCCTCTCCGCAACGAGGGCATTTGCCAGGAAGCTCAGTTAAGTCGTGCCTTGTCACGAACTCGCCGCAGCATGCACACCTTACGTCGAACAGCGCCGCTCCGTCTTGGTCGCCCCTCGTCCCGTAGAACGACCACCATTTGCCACTAGTCATCGCGCATCCCCCTCGCTTCTTTGCCTATGATCCTTCAACCAATCTAAGAAATCGTCCGTGCATTTCTTGCACAAGTCCATTTTCTCGTAATCCATTTCGGGATGATCGAGGTGTGCGAACGTTCCGTTGGCTTCTATTTTCAAATCCGGTTCGTATGCGTAAAACGAGTTGCATCCATCGCATAGAAACGCATAACTCATGATTCCTCCTCACGCTTGAGTTCCTCGATGAGAAACGACAGGTACTTGCGGGCTTTCTCGAGATCCTGCGTCGGAGTGCCCTTGTCCTCATACCGCCAGATGTATTTGAGCGCCGCGCCCTTCAAATATCCGCGATACTCCTCCGGACTCAACATCGCCCGAATCCAATCGATGCACTCGAGCGAGCCCTTCGCGTAATGCTCGGGATGGTCGACTTGATCGAATTCTTCCGTCACCATACGTGATGCCCCCTCAACGTCATGGCGTCCTGGTAAATATGCTCGTATTCGTTCATGAGCTTGCGCCCGAAATCGGTCAGGACGGATCCAAGAGCGCCGTGCCGCACGAGGAGGCTTTTCTGAAAATCGTCCTCCACGCCGTTAATGAGGGTCCAAGCTTTGGAATACGACATTCCGAGATCCTTTGCGGCGTGATGGAGCGAACCAGTTTCGTCCACGCCTCTCAGGAGCAGGTACGCTCCCTTGCAAAAACCCCCATGTTTGCTGAATTCGCCACGCTGCCCGTCCGGCGGGTAGATCGTGAGGATGAAATGCGGTGTCCCAGCCCTTCTCTGCGTTTTCGCCATGATGCTCCTTTCTCTTTTAGAAAAATAAAATAGACCGCCGCGATTGCGACGGTCCGAGGTGGATCACTTGACGAGCTTTACGATGCCCTTTGCGATCCTAAAGACAGTGTACAAAATGCAGCTCCACGCGGCAACGCCTGCAACATAAAACCCCACATTCTGCGCTTTGGATGTGGCGGTCAACGCGATCGTCGTGACGAACGGCGTTCCGTTTTTGCACCACACTTCCTTCTTGATCTCCATTGCGATCTCCTTTCTCTTCGGTTTCCCACCTCGTTAAGAGGCGTGAAATAATCGCGGAAGAAAATAAAGGGCCGCGATTGCGACCCTTTGCCGGGGACGTTGGTCTCGGGTGCCCCGGCTCCTTTCGTTAACTCTTCGACGAATATCCCACTATCAATGATACTAAAAATAGCAGAAACACGCCGAAAGCCTTCACTCCTTCCATGAGCCCCCTTTCTAACGTCTCCTATTAAGGACTGTGAAATAATCGCGGTCGAGAATAACACGGTTCTGACGGGGGTCTTCGGCGGAAAAATAAAGGGCCGCGATTGCGACCCTAAACAGGAGCCGGAGAACCGAAGTTTTAGATTCCTTTCTTTGCGAGCTCCTTCACTACATCCTTGGCGAAGGCATGAGTCTGGACCTTCCAACAAACAACCCCGAAAACCAGCGATCCAATGGTGATCACTGCCATCGTGACGTTTGGATGATTGCCCATAAACTCGACAACCCTATCTTCAAGTGTAGTTTTCTTCTCGTCCATTTTGGACTCCTTTCTTTCGGTTTCCCACCTCGTTAAGAGGCGTGAAATAATCGCGGAAGAAAATAAAGGGCCGCTATTGCGACCCTTGGGTGAAAATCAGATGCTGTTGTAATATTCCCTCGCTTTCTCCTCGTCGTCGAAACGAGTCCAGCTCGTGAACGGGCGGTCGGGAACAGACGCCCGGAAAACGGTCCATTCCGGGACACAATCGTCACAGCGCGCCCCATCGCAGTTCCCACAAGAGGAACTGGTCTCGGCGGCGCTACCGCGATTCAAGTGCCCGGAATATGACATCTCCAGGCTTTTCTTGCTCCACGCCTCTCCGTCAACCTCGATTCTGTCCTCGTATTCCTCGATTACGACTCTTCTGATCGGCGTTTCCATATTTACTCCTTTCATCGGTTTCACCTCGTAAAGGGACGTTAATTATTCGCGTTTGCCTATAAAATAAAAACAAACGGAACCTCGGCGGGAAAAATAAAGGGCCGCGATTGCGACCCTTCGAACTAGTGAGTGATTCCCCATGCGTCCGGTTTCTTAGCGCGCCAGTTGGGCGCGTATTCCTCGATGGTGTAGGTGCCATCCTGAAGACGGGTTTCGTCGAACGAATATCCCGTGTCGGTGCGATACAGCACTCGGGATTCCTCATGCCCAGCCCATTGGCCGCGCATGACGTCCCAAGTGTCGAACGTCACGAACCGGGCGTCGACGACGACCCCCATTTCAGGATGGCCCACGATCCCCTTTCCGAGGAACAGGCATCCATGAGCTTTGCTACTTTTAACTTGCAGCATGACATTCTCCTTTCCATCAGTCCTATAAAGGAGCGTTAAATATTCGCGAAAAAAAAAAAGAGGCCGCG